GTAAAGGTGTTGTTCGTAAACCAACTGGAAAGCCAAAATATACAGGCAAGAACACAGATAGCAACGCTATGAAAACATCAAGTACACTTGATACAACCACTAGAGGACACAACGATTCTGGTTCTGCTGCCCGTTTCTTCTACTGTGCTAAAGCATCAAAATCAGAACGGGGCGGAGGCAACGATCATCCAACCGTAAAGCCGTTATCCTTGATGGAATATTTATCAAGGCTGACTTCAACTCCAACGGGCGGTACGGTTTTAGACCCATTCATGGGAAGCGGTACAACTGGAATGGCTTGCAAGAAAGTCGGAAGAGACTTCATAGGCATTGAGCTTGACGAACATTATTTCGAGATTGCAGAGAAACGGATTGCCAGTGTGAAGCAAAGCGAGCTGATATAGATTTTTTTGAATGAATATTTATGATTAACTTGACAGTTATGGTATAAATATGATATAATAAAGATTTGATAAGAGATGTCAGAAATCAAGTTAGATGGCACGAACGTGTTATTTGAGTCGTTATGGCGTAAGCTCACAAGAGCGCAGCGCCTATTTGTCGTTGAGTTTCCCAGCTATAAAACAAAGAAAGACTGCGCGGAAGCGTTAGACCTAAATCCGAAATCTGTTTATAATTGGCCCGGCTATGTTTGGAAGGCTGTTGAGTTGTATGAAGATAGTGCAGTAGAGGGAGCATCGTCTGTATTGAAGGAATCTGTTACGAAGGCGGCGTTAATCAAGGCTGCTGGGCTTGACAGCGCAGACGAGAGAATACAACAGATGACGGCGACTGAGATATTGGACAGGTATTTTGGAAAGCCAAAGCAAAGAACAGAGCATACAGGGGAAGATGGTGGCCCGGTTGCTATTGAGATGGTAGCGCTTGGCGGGATTGACCCTGATAAGGACATTTAGTGCGGCGAGAGTTTACATTCTATGGTGCTGCTCAAGAGTTTGTCAAGTATCAGGGGGCGGAAGCGGTAATACACGGGCCTGCGGAAACCGGAAAGACAATAAGTGCTTTATGGAAACTTCATCTGTGTGCTTTGAAATATCCAGGCGCTTCCATCGTTATTGCTAGAAAAGTTCTATCAAGCACGTATTCCACTGTATTACAAACGTTTATAAAGAAAGTCCTTATTGACGAGGAAGCGTGGGGGGTAAAGTCTTACGGCGGTGAGAAATCCCAATGGTTTGATTACAGCAACGATTCGAGGATATGGATTGCTGGGATGGATAAGTCCAGCAAGATTCTATCTGCAGAACACGATATTATTTACGTTAATCAGGCTGAAGAAATAGAACTGAGTGATTGGGAAACGATTACCACGAGAACAACGGGGCGAGCTGGCAATATGCCTTATGCCCAAACGATTGGGGACGCTAATCCAGGCGGATCACAGCATTGGGTATTGAAGCGTGAGGGGCTAAAGCTATTCAAGTCAAGGCATGTTGATAATCCGGCACTTTATGATGTAGACGGCACTTTAACAAGGCAAGGCAAAATCACCATCGAGCGCCTTCAGTCGTTAACAGGAGTACGGCGGAAGCGGTTGTATGAGGGATTGTGGGTAACTGCTGAGGGCGCTGTTTATGATATGTTTGATAGACATATCCACGCTATAGATAGGGACAAGTCAGAATTTGTCCGCTGGTTCTTAACTGAAGACGAAGGCTATACTAACCCACAGGTGATATTGTTAGTCGGGGAGGATAGCGATGGAAGATGGCATATTGCCGAAGAATGGTACAAGACAGGAAAGCTCCAAGAACAAGTTGTGGCGCAAACAACAAAGATGTCAAGAAGCGTGGATGACGCTGATATTATTGCTGTTGATGCCGCCGCCGCTGGTCTTATCGCAGCACTAATAAACGCAAATCTGCCCGCCCAGGCTGCGAAGGGCAGGGTATTAGATGGAATTTGGCATATTCAGGACAGACTAGAAATCCAAGATGACAAAAAGCCGAGACTCACTGTAGCTCCGGCGTGTACTAACACTATAAATGAATTTGAATCATATATTTGGGAAGAAGGGAAAGACAAGCCCAAAAAGGAAAACGATCACGCTATGGACGCAATACGGTATCTTGATGATATTGTTGGGCAGCCTATGTGGTTACTATAAAGACATTCCGGCTGGGAATGTAAATAGTGAGGGAAGATGAAAAGCGTATTGTATGATGGGCGGACAAAGACTAGCATTAACAACTTACCGGAGGAAGCCTGGACTTATTTGAGAGGAGAGGGGGAAGATAGTGGATTAAAAGAACTTCAGAAGAAAGTACCCTGGTTGTACAGGGGAATGCTAATGAGGGCTAACAGTGTAGCTAACGTCCCATTTGCGATATTAGACAAGAATAACAACGAATATGACACTTCGGATGATTGGGAGAACAAATTAGAGATATTCCCTGATCCGTGGTATTTACTCCGTAAGACTGAAATGGCAATGACGCTGTTCAATTACGGATATTTGATGCAGTCTAAGAACAAATACGGATTTGCGAAAGAATTGCGTTATTTGATGCCTTTGACAATGAAACCCCTAATCAACGAAGAAATTGGATTAACGGGGTTTGAACGGAAGTTGAGAGGGAAAGTTGTTACTCTACCGATAGAGGATATAGTTTACTTCTGGGGCGATGATCCTTATGTAGAGATTGGACATCCTCAATCCTCACCCGCTACCGCTGCCTTAGCCGCTGCTGGCGTATTATTGAATGTAGACGAGTTCGCTGCCGCTTTCTTTGAGAGGGGAGCAATAAAGGCTACTGTACTGTCAGTTCCGCAAGGAACACAGAAAGTCGAGCGTGACAGGCTAAAGAAGTGGTGGGGCAAGCTAATGGGGAAAGATAACGCTTTCTCCACTGAGGTACTGAATGCGGACGCTGTAACAGCAACTACTATTGGAGAAGGGATTGAAGGGCTTGAGAACACAACGCTAACCAAAGACAAGAAGGAAGATGTATCAACTGCGTTAGGCATTGCACTCTCAAAGATGTTCCCGACATCGGCTACGGACTCAAACAGAGTAGAGGATGAGAAGTCTTACCTCCAGGATACCATTTTACCTCAAACCAAGTTTTACGAAGGTGTTATCAATAAGCAGATTCTAAAGGAAACCGGATACCGCTGGAAATTCCAACCAGAGAAAATATCCATACTTCAGGAAGATGAGGGCGAACGCTCGATCGCATTCAAGAATTATACAGATGGCGGGTTAACTCAAACCGTTGCAGCCGCTATAACCGGAGTGGTAGTTCCTGAAGGATTTGTGATTGAGGACAAGGAAGAACCAGAACCGATCCCATTCGCCAATTCTACACGTGACGAAAAAGAGGACGAAAGAGGAAAGTTTCACCGCTACATGAAAAACGGAAAAGACGCTGACAAATTCACGTTCAACGTTTTACCGATTATTGAGCAGGAGCTATTGAAACAGCAGTACACACGCCCAGATTACACTCCACTCGTAAAATCGCTTACAGAAGCCGTAGATGCTGTTAGAAATCATCCTGTAGAGCATTTGACAACCGTAAATGTAGAAAACATAGTAGAACAGCCTGAATTGAATGTAAAAACGCCAGAAGTGGTTGTAAATGTACCGGAACAAGAGCCGGACACGATTATCGTCAAAAACGAGATACCGGAGCAGAAACAGGTGTCTATTCCTGCGCCTATTGTGAATGTTGAGAACATAGTACAGACTCCAGAGGTGCATATTGAGAATATCATGCCGCCTCCGAAGAAACGTGAGACTAAAGTGAAACGTGACCATACCGGGAAGATAACGGGAATGGAGACTAAATAATGCCTGACAATGTTAAGATTACACATCAAGCGAACTCAACTCCGCCGGACGGAACTATTATTGCCACCGACATAGTTGGGACTGCGCATTATCAGAGATTCAAGCTGGACATTGGAGGAGATGGGGTTAGCGTTCCTGTTACAGATTTAGCTCTTCCGGCAACTACACCTACGGTTTACAACAAAACGTTGACATCTGTTGATACTGAGTATAGTCAAGCATTGACGGCAAATACTAGAGAGTTCAGATTCAGGTGCAGAACGTTGTATGATGTGCGTTATTCGTTCTCAACGGGTAAAGTTGCAGTTCCTACAGCTCCCTGGTTGACATTACCTGCTGGAAGCGATTATTGGTGCGATGGTGTGAATTTGCCCGCAACTACTATTTATTTCGCTACAGATCAAGCTGGAGTGATTATGGAGATTGAAGAATGGCGGTAAGGATTAGTTCCCCCTCTTTAGGCTTTCTTGATACTCGATTTGTGAATGTCACTGGCGATACCATGACAGGTGCGCTTCAAGTAGACAATAACATTTTAATTGGTGGTTCTAATAACGAGCTTAGATTTTATGAAGGCGCGAACTATGTAGGCTTTGAAGCTCCGGCATTGGCGGCTGACAAGATATGGGTATTGCCTGCCGCAGACGGCGGTGCTAGTGAGTTCTTGCAAACAGATGGAAGTGGTACGTTAAGTTGGGCGTCAGCCGCATCTGCTTGGCAGACTACAGCTAACGTTGTCAATCTTGTTACTGGAACAGATACCGTAACTATCGGGGATGCTACTGCTGGCGGGAAGTTATTCGTCAATGGTGATGCTGACGAAGTACAGTTACAAGTTCAAGCCCATTCTTCGCAAACTGCTAATATTCTTGAGATTCAGAAGTCGGACGGGACAGTTCTTGCAGGAGTCCAGGGAAGGGGAACGTATTACTGCGATTTAGGAAGTGGGGACATAACGCATCTGTTTATAGGGGTAGGTGCTGGCAACGCAAGTGCTGGCACTAATAACACAATGATTGGGTATGCTTCTGGTGACAACCTGGAAGCAACCGCTATTGACAATGCGGCAGTTGGAGCAACTGCGCTTCCTGCTATTACGACAGGCGACAGAAACATGGCGTTTGGCGTCAACGCCCTTAG